GGCCATGTGTCGTTGCGTTGGAACTCTCTGTTGCACATGGCAGCATATAGATTTTGTGCGTAGTTTTTGCTGCCGCGAACTCGTGTCAGCATGTATTCACTGGTACGCAGATCGTATTCCAAGTCGTTCTCGTGCGTCTGTTGACACCACTTGACATCCCGCTGTTTATCTTGTTCCCACATGTCAAGATATTCTAGACTGGGCTCTTCACCGTTGATGTCACAACGCCTTAGGTAATTTTCCTTTTGGAAAGTATTGCGTTCAGGACTACTGCTGGGTTTAGTTGAGCGATCTTTTGTCATCGCTGCGCTCCAATGCAGCAATAATTTGCTGCCGTGTATCTTCATCCAGGTCTTCAATGTCCTCATCAGTCAGCTCCGTGCTGTTTTCAAACAGCAGTCCTGATTCTGCAAATTCCTGGATTTGTTTTACAAACTCATCCAGTTCTGCCTGAGTACCTTCAAAGTTGTTGAAACAACCTGGATCAAAAACTACCTTGAGTGGTTTCTTTTCAGTCATTATATTCCATTAATATGATCAATTACAATGTTACTAATAATTCTATGCCCTTCAACTGAGGGATGTATGATATCTTTATTTAAACTATTGGCAGTTATAAACTCTACCATGCCTTGATTTATTTTATCCAACGGAATAAAATTTTGTTGCCTTGATTTAATTATAGCACTTAAATTTTTATGTTCTGAAAAGTCCTTGGCTAATATAAATTTATAGTTTAAAAAATTATTGTTTTCCAGGAAATTAAACAAGTTAATCAATGAAATACAATTCATTTGTTCTACTTGGTCTGCGCCCATGTGTTTGTAGCAATTTTGTACCGGTTTTGATTTATTATCAAGATAAGTGTACGGTATTAAATCATAGGACCACGGCACAAATTTACTACGGTCAGGATGATCAAATTCACAAGGAATGTCTAATCTATTGGGCCACGTAATATTAAACAACACCAGAGTTTCCTCAGATTTGTATTGATAACGTGTCAGTAATTCAATAATTGAATTAGAAATTAGCTGATTACCATGACTGCTTGACGCAGTATTGACCAGACTTTCTACACCTAGATACTGAGCTACAAAGCTGACCCAGGACTTAGGGTCAGCACATTTTGATTCATTATCTAAATTAAAGCTGCACCCACCGTTGGAAAAATGTGTAGGAGGAGTGCCACCAATTCCGTCTTGGGTTTGGCTGCACCCACTTGACAGAATATGTTTGATTGTCACAGTTTACGGATCCGATTGATAACTGCCGTAGCTTCTGACAGGTCAAGATCATCTTCCTGCATGTCTTGATCAATTTCTTCCAAAATATCTGCTTGCAGTCGAGCCATCTCTGCCTTAATGGCCCGTACCGCAGCCAAAATTTCATCCGGGCTTTTGGTGTCGACCCATTGGGATAACTGTTTACTATTCATATCAAGGAACATTCTGGGATCAATATCGTCGGGGTTCATTGTAAGGCTCCAAATTAGTTAGCAGTCTATATATTATAGCATTACACCTGATATCAAGTCAATATTGACCGTTGTAATAATACAACCGATCATGCTTCTTATAAGTAGTTACTATGCATTACAACAACTTATTCCCCCAAACCTTTCAACAATTAGGTCTTGACGTAGTTTATCAACCTACCTGTTTACAATCACCATACGATGACAGAGGTTGGCCGCTGCGATTTCCCCAAGTTAAATGGACTGATAATACTGTAGTTATAATGCATTGCCAGGATTTTGTAAGCATTGATAGCACTGGAATTTGCCCAGAAGTAAAAGCTATCGAACAGCATTTTGGCAAACGTGCTGACCAAGTTGTAATTATACATTGGAATTACAACTTAAAATCTGTGTATTCTGGGCCATGTCATTTGATACATTTCCCAACACATTCTTATGAAATCATGCTGCGGTTGCAACAACCACCTTACGTAAATTGGCAAAAAAAGTTTCAGGCCGAACGTACACGTAATTGGCAATGTCTTAATGGAGCAGCAAGACCTCATCGAGCATGTGTACACAATATGCTAAAAACGTTTTCAAATGGGATCAGCAGCCTGGGAAATATAGATCCGTTGCCGTACGATGATTATCATACTGCTTACCAATGGCAGCCCGGAGAATACGATTTAAACGAAAACAATTTTATACGCTTATCATGGTTATATTCAACTACAAAGATCAACATAGTAACTGAAACACAATACACAGAAAAGCCGGGTATTATTACAGAAAAAACTTTGTTTGCATTATTAGCAGAACAAATTCCTATTATTATAGGTTATCCTGGAATTGTAGAACATTGTAGAAAGTTAGGGTTTGATATGTTCGATGACCTAGTTGACAATTCGTATGATACATTACATGATACATATCGGTGGAGTGAAGCGTTGGTTCGTAATAAAGAATTGTTAATTAATACTCCTGACCTTGAACCGTATACAGATCGATTAAAGGCACAACGAGAATATGTATTGACTGAGTGGCCACAAAAACTAATTGCCGATTTCAAGGAACAGAGCGCCGCTGTGGCATATTGTCTAGCCAATTCTTAATACTACCATACATGGTGGCCATCATGGCTTCTTTGCTGGAATAAAATACTATTTCTTTTTTCTTGTAATTGATAAAATAAGGATAGGTCAACTTACGGTCCAAGGCCAGTAACAAGGACTTGTCCATGGTGATTTTGATATCATTGAGTTCGACCGACCAAGAATCCAACCCTAATATTTTCATAGTTTGGTAGCCAACCATGGTCAAACGAAAACCGCCATTGTTGCGGATGTTGGTGTACCAATGCAGCATGGCTTCTTCCAGGGTGATCCGATGATCCTCTGGCAGTAGTTCTATCAAGTGTAGAGTTAGTTTATGTTTTGACATTGGGGAACACAGTCTCCCCTTGTGTAAGCAATACAACCGAAAACTTGTCTGTTCGGAATTGTGTGTTTAACTTTTTGGCCAAGTTGATGGCATGACCTTGATTGGAGAACGATACCTTCTTGTACTTGGGCCCAGGATACTGAACCAACAAGTTAGAGGTTTTAAGATTGATAGGATTTCCGTTGAAGAAAACCGCCCAGATGCCGTCTGCAGCTAATACTTGTTCAGTCTTGTAAGTACTTTTATTGGTAAGCTCGGCTAGCACTTGAGGTTTTGGTCTTGACATTCATTAAACTCCTACATTTATTTATCAATAATGTAAGCTGTTATTAGAATGAGCCACCGTCCATTTGTACTGTTACTGGGGGGTTTGCTGATGCTGCGGCTGTTGTTTGTTCATGTAAGTTCTGAAGAGCCAACAGTAATTTAGTGATGTCTGCATGTAGATCTTTAGCATCACTCATGGTCATTGTTAGCTCACGTTGCTGCCTAGCATCTGCTGCTTTAATACGATCTATAAATCTATTGATATGCAAGCTCATTATTCATTCCCACAAGTGTTGCGTGATGTTGCCACAGCTTTAAATTCCATATGCGGCGCAATGTCGTTGTCAAATATCTGTGCCATTTGCCGCCACAATGATTTACGTTCATCCAGTGTCATCCCAGCTGTGAGAATAGATGTATAGGATGATTCGTCGCATGGCCAGTCTTTGGTAATGCCATAATCGTGTCTATAAGTCATGCACATGCTGGTGATAATTTGTTCCCTGGTTTTCATAATTTACTCCTGGTTGATATATTTTGCCAACTGCGGAGGTTGCCAGCCGGTTGGTTTCAAGACTTTGCCATCCTCACGCTTGCGAACACGACCGGTCAGACTATCAATCTTAGAAAAGTTTGTGCTCATGACTTCTTTCCAAGCACCTTCGGCATCAACACCGAGGCTTTGTACAGCACCCACAGTCACAACCATGATGTCAATTAGGGCGTCTAACTGTTCTACACGATCGTTTTGATCCACTGCGGTTTGAAGTTCACTGACTTCTTCTTGTATCAATTTAAGATACAGATCAAATTGATCCTGATTGCGTTCGCCTACAGTTTGCCCGCAGGCATTCATAAATTTTGCTTGATCTCTAAACACGTTGCTCATTGGCCTGCTCCTCAGTATGATATGGACCACGATACGGATATCGTTGTAGTGTAATTAGTTTGGGACAAAATTCAGTTGTCCAGCTACGACCTTGTTTAATCTGGAACCAGCCGGCTGCGTACCAGGATTTGGATTTAGGCTCTTGTGTCCACAGCGGTACTTGGTGCTTGACATCAAAAATAGCATTATGCGGATGCCCATTAGTGGGATATCCATGTGCAGAATTAACTGAGGTATCTTTGATATTTTTAACAATAGGCTCGAAAGAAATATCTACCTTTTGTTTAATGGTATTGATATTTTTATAACTTTGGATTTGATTTCCGATCTTAACAGCAAATCCATTAGGAACTGCTTCAATATTTCCAATCTTGTTCTCGCCGTCTTTGAGAATCCAAAATTGATTTGGCACAACAGGTTTAGCTATGATCATCTAACACTCCTTTATATGTTTCATTTAACCAGCGGGCATACTGATCTGCTGACTCGCTGGCCTTAACCAATTCGTATTTGCCGCAAAACTTCATAAATCTAATGCCAACTTGTCCAACATCTTTATGACTAATTTGGTCTTGTATAGCTTGATCTACCTGTTGCTTAATTTCAACAGGTTGTGCAGTTAAGTCAATCAGTGTACGATTACGCTCGTAGTCGTCAAGCACACGATGCTCCGCTCCGTGGTGATCAGTCCATCTCTGTAACATGATGTTGTTCCAAGCATAACCTTGTTTAGTGCGGTCTTCAAATGCTTCCGTCAAGCCTACTTTGTTTTTTGTACCCTTGACACGAACGCCAGGATATGCAGAAAAAACATTGTCGCTTGAATCTCCACGCATGCATTTTTCAAACAATAACCATTCTGGATTGGGAATAACTTTTGGTTCTTTGGTTTTTTTGTCAATTACAGATTTACCTTTGGCGTCAAAAATCCCGCGGATAGTTAGTAACTCGTCGGAGATTCCATTGTATTGATCAACATTTTCGGCCAGCAGCTGAACAAAGTCTGTATCACTAGAAATAATTACATGATGATCTTGAGGGTGTAGCGCAATCCAACGTGCAATGATATCGTCAGCTTCGGCGTTTTCGTGTCTGATTACTGAGCAGTTAGTACTCTCAGCCAAGTATTTAGTTAAATGATCGAACGTTTCCCAGAACAACTTGTCTTCAGCTTGTTCTTTTTCTGTTTGTGCAGCACGAGCATCCGATCGATTACGCTTGTAGGGAGCATATACATCCTTGCGCCAGCTTCGTCCTTCTAAGGCAAATACCACATGATCTGCACCGAACTTATTGACTACTTTATTTACAGCACTAAGAGTTATATGCAATGCATACCCAACTTTCTCCCAATCATCGGCTGCGCGAAAGGCCACATGGCGAGCACGAAAGAACAGATTAGCTGTATCAATAAGAACGTATTTCATTTTAGCCTAAATTAGTTTATTAGCAACAATGTATTGTAGCACATAACGAGCCCAAGCACTATGAGCTTCTTTGCCAAAATGCCAGGAATTCTTGGAAACTGTTTCGAAATCGTTGTTTCTTAGCCACCCGTGATAGGTTCCAGCAGCATCGTATGGTTTGATATAGCTGGTGCCCCAATCCTTTTGGGATTGCATACCTTGAAAACTGCTGTTACCGTTAAAGAAGATATGTTTAACACCCAGCAAATTAAGACTTTGGTGAAAATTCCAAATGTCCTCGTGGGCATCAACAACGGTTTTCCCGTAATCAATATTGGTAATGTACTCTTTGTACTGCTGCTGATGACTTTCTGGAACTACATCAACACCGCTGGCATTGACTTGAAAGTATTCACCATCTATTAACCATTCTTGCCTTTCCCAAGTACTCCATTGAATGATTACCAATGAATCTCGATACGCTGCGGGATTGTCTAGTAACCATTGGCGTGTGGTTCTCATGATGCGAGTATTGCTGGCAGCAGATTCTGCATCGCAATGGAAACCTGCTTTGATGCGATCAGCTAAAATTCTTCCCCAACTCGCCGCCAAGTTTGCAGGGTGCGGAAGTCTACCTAAATAGTTATAGTTAGGATCGTCTTCGGCAAAGGCATGTGCATTTACTGCTTCGGCTGCTGCGGTGTGGCTATCGCCGTTGACGTAAAGGATGATAATAGTTCTCCTGTAATAAATAAAATGCAGATCGCGATACTGGAAATATCCATCTGCTCTAACAGTTAAAAAGGAACTATCAGGAAATGTATTTACACTACTACGTCTATGCCTATCTAAGAATAGATGGCTCTCCCTACTATATTGGTAAAGGCTCGGGAAATCGAGCATGGAAGCACTGCAATAATGATGTTATACATCCGCCAGAAGATTTAACTCGAATTGTAATACTTGAATCCAATCTAACAAATCTTGGCGCCTTGGCTATCGAACGAAGGATAGTTAAATGGTACGGTCGAAAAGACAATAACACTGGCATCCTAAGGAATAAAACAGATGGTGGCGAAGGCGGTAATGGACAAGTTAAAGGACCAGTGACCGAGGTCACTAAAGCCAAAATGCGAGCAAACTGGGAAAAAAGAAGATTAATCCCAGTGTCCGAAAAAACCCGTGCTAAGTTAAGTGCTAAACGCAAAGGGAGACCTTCCCCAAACAAAGGTTTGTTAGTGGGACATAATAAAGGCAAGAAACTAAAAACATTTGAGTGTATCCATTGTGGAATTAAAACAACAAATGGTAATTTACAACGCTGGCATAACGATAAATGTAAGTACAAATAATCACGAAACCTCCGTGCGTCCATTGCCTAAATCACGACTGCGTGTGAATCTCTGAGCATTAGGTTCTGGATTCATTGCTTGTTCCTGTTCCCATGTTTCCATAACAACATGTCGGCAAACGTTTTGGAACCACTGATCCACAATATCTTCGTGTGTTTTGCCTACATAACCAGCACGAATAAGATTTGCTACAAATTTTTCATTCCAGTCTAATTCAAATGATCCTGCATGAATATTCCCAGGATCTACATCCATGCTTAGAATAGTCACATATGGTTCGCCTGCTTCGGTTGCTAATTCTTTTTCAGACTTAGCAGGAGGCTCTGCTTTCTTGGCACGTTCCTTCTTGATCTGCTTAACAGCTTCGGCTGGAATCGGCGTTAGCGGTTCTGCTTTCTTAAATATCTTTTTTAATTTATCAAACATATTAATTTTCCTTTAACCGTCTTATCAGATACTCATTTTTAGACATCCACAGATTGGGCGTATTTATAATATACAGTGATCTACCACAGTAGCCCCATGTCAACCAAATTAATTCATTTGATATGTAGCATCTATGCGGCCGCCAGGCAAATCGTAGTTTCCACGGCCTACACCAAGCCTCGTCTCGAATTGTCATAAGAGTATCTAGAGGCACAATCATTTACCCCAGCCATTGCCCCACAGGTCTACATGTAGACGCGGGCTATAATTAAAACCTTGCTCAACACAGACGTCTGCAACGAACATTTTGTTTTCATTGTAAGGGCGTACGATACCACCTTGCGGCATCAAGTGTACAACGCCGCGAAATCCACCTTCACGAAACGCTGCGACCGCCCGGATAGCTTCGTCAATATGTTCTTTTGTTTCAACCACAAACTTCAGATATGTGCGGCCAACAGACTGATAACTTGCAACAACTTCAGGGCATATTGCTTCTTCCCACTTTTCACCAGATGCTGACAGTTTAGCACTGACACTAAATGTAACTTCTCTTTCACCAGAGCCTAAGTCTACCCAGCGTTCTAAGTAAGCACAAAAGTCTTTGGATAACTGCTGAGTACCATTTGTCTCAAATGTAATGTTCTTTAAGTCGGACATGCCGGGATGGTCTAACAGGTCTGCATACGCACGTTGCCAGCCCAACAAAGGCTCGCCGCCGGTGATAACCAGATGTACGTCGTTACCGTTGTCTTGTTCCCATCGGCCATTTGGAGTTAGTTCAAGCATGCGATCCACAATAGCATCTACAGTCAGCATAGGACTTAGGTCTTTAAAGTCAGAATGCCAGCTGGCGTAGCTGTCACACCCTGTGGTTACCAATGGTAACCCTTCAAACGTAGCAAATGGAATTGCTTTGTGTGTAGAACCAACTACGTCAGCTTCAGTAGATAGTTGCCCTGGGGGCATACCAAATCCACTACACGTAAAATTGCATCCGAATGTACGCATGAATACACTAGGTACACCAATAAATCGACCTTCGCCTTGTAAGCTATAAAACAATTCACTTATCTTAATCTTTGCCATTGCTATCCTTTAGTACATCAATAGTAACATGTTTATTCAATAGAGTCAACATTAACGCCACCATTCTTCCCAAGGAAACACAATCCAACAGTCCTCTTCAGCCTTGTTGATTTCTTCTGCTGAGTAATTGATACCATGAAATTCGCTGGCTTGGTTGTCCACCAGCACAGCAAAACGAGTGGTGTCGGACCAAACAGCGTGCCATCGATCCTCTTCTCCCGGCAAGCAGCCGCCTTCCCAGTCACGCTTGATCCAGTTTAGGGTAGCACCTGAATCGTT